AGCCCAAGCTTCAGCAAGTATCTCAGAGTATTTCTTTACCATCATTACCTCAGTTTGAAGTCCCCGCCCCTCTCGTTTGTGGTCGCCAGTTGCCGAGTAGGCAAGACACGAAAGGGGCAGGGAAATGTTTTGTGTTTGTTGCTGGCGACCAACCAGTGAAGTGATCTTACCGTTGCCGCTATACTGCGTCAACTAAGTTGTCGTCGAATTGCAAGTCTAGCATACCGGCGGAAACTGGTTCCGATTTCTTTTTATTGAGCTGTGCTAGGTTTCGAACTGCTTGAGCGTAATAACTCGGTTTTAGCTCGCATCCAATGCCACGTCGCCCGAGAGTAACAGCCCCGTATACCTCGCTGCCAACGCCCATAAATGGAGTCAACACGTTCTCACCTGGATTGCTGTACAGTTCCACCGATCGCTCGATAACGTCTAGCTGCAATGGGTGTTGATGTCGCTCGTCGCCTTCATCCTTGCTCTCTCGATACTCAAGTGTTCGCTCAATTCGGATATCATCCCAAAAACAGCTAGCGTAGTTTCGCCAAATCCAGTGAGAGTATTTGTTCTCGATCTGATTTCCTTTCCACCCCTTGTATCGATGCAATTCTTTTGGTATCTGCTTTTCACCCGAGTACTCTAGTATGCCATGTTCGTGGGTAACTGGAATCGGATTCGTACCGCGTTTACGAAACGGTATTAAGTAGTCAGCCGAGGCACAATTAGTTAGCGTTGCATCCTCGACAATCTGCCGATGTGCTAGCGCTTTGCTCATCGTTCGGTTGCGCACGGCCAACGGTTCTTTCCAAATGCAAATCCTTGGAAGGTATTCGAATCCCAGCTTTTCATGCAACCGGATTATGTGACCAGGGAAGTCCGAATAGCCGCAAATGTTAGCCCCCTGTTTCGGAACATCCATGCAATGGACGCACGATATCCGGCCTGGCAAAAGCACCCTTGCAATTTGCGATACAATGTATTCGTAGTGCTCAAAAAACTCATCGTAAGTCCGACTGTTTGAAAGGTCTCGAACGGATGAAGAGTAGTTATACAAACACCCTCCATTCTCGACCGCAAAAGGTGGAGAGTAAATTGCATGGTGAATTGATTCGCTCGGCAATGCTGCCAGCATCTCAGAGCTGTCACCGTTATAGATTGCGTACTTGTCCGTTATCACTTGTTCAATTATAGCATCAATTCCTTTTCGGTAAAAACAATATCACGAGTAGCAACGTGCATCTCGTCCTTCATGTGCTGCACTATCGATGCAAACATTTGATCCGTCTGAGCGGCTTTTCTTTGAATGCTTTTGAGCACTCCGGTTTCGCCTTCGTTCACAATTATTGAGCACTTGACAATTTCCTTTTGCCCGAATCTATAGAACCGTCGAAAGGACTGGTAGAACTGCTCGTAGCTGTGCGATGGTAAGTGAATCGAGTTGTGACAATGCTGCCAATTTAAGCCCCATGCTCCTATCTTTGGCTTGATGATAAGCCGTTCAATTTTCCCTGTTGAAAAGCCTACTAGCGCTTCCTCTTTTTCGTCATCGCTCATCGACCCTTTAACCTCGACTGAGTTTGGTATCAGCTTGCGCAACATTTCGCCCTCTTCGTTTAGCTCGCACCAAACAACGCTACATCCTTTGTGAGCTTCGACTAGCTCCGCTGCTTTCTGGCATCGCTCCGGTATGCTATTTCGTCGCTCTGCTCGTTGCTCGTTTAAGTCGCCTCCAGGCAAGGCCATCAAATACCCGTTACGTTTCTTGGCCGTATCAACCACGTACTCGGTCTGATCGATTCCAGGCAACTTAAAGCCATCATCCGAAAACCCTAGATCGCTAGGCATGCGCATCGACCTAGCCCACGAGCAAACCCACGCCCAAAAATGATGTTCGGCATGTCCGCGAAAACGGTACTTTGTTCGCCCCCATCCGTGATGGTCTTTCGATGTCTCCTGCTTAAAGAATGTCGTTATCATGTCACGGAACCCGAGCAACCCGAGAGCCTCACTAGATGTTCCTAGTTCCCAAAAATCATTTGGTGCGGCCGTAGCAGTGCAAAGCAAACGATACTGGATCGTTCGCGTAAACTCCGTTACGAGCGCTTTGCGTTCCGACTTTGCATCTTTGATGCAACTTGATTCGTCCGCTATCACACCCGCAAACATTGACGAATCAAATTTGTGTAGCTGCTCATAGTTTGTCACCACGATCCTAGCCGAGCCGTCAAACTTCCCGTCTCTAGATCGCACCGCATCAACGCCAAACTTTTGAGACTCTGCAATCGTTTGTTGCCCTACTGCAATCGGTGTTAGCAATAGCACTGGCTTGTTAGTTCTACGCACAATCGCATCACCCCAGGCTAGTTGCATCGCCGTTTTACCTAGGCCGCAATCCGCCGCAATCAATGCCCTGCCCTTGAGTAACGCCCATCTAGTCAAGAATGATTGAAACCCAAATAGCCACTCAGGTAAATTTTGTTCAACGAACCCGTCGCCGTGTTTCCATTGTGCTTTCGAGCGTATGAAGTCCATGTAGTCGCTCACGATCCCACCCCCCCAAGCTGACACGACAAGCAAGGCTCAGCGACAACCTTGGCACCGCACTTGCACCGCTTCTTTTTTGTTGATTGCAGTGCCACAATGCCGTTTTCGATAATCGTGTTCACAGAGCTTACGTGCACTCGTAAAATCCTGCTAATTTCAAGAGGCTCTATGTCGTGCCTGTGAAGTTCGAGTACGCGTCGCTGCACATCGTTTGGCACGCGTTTTTTTGCGTATAGATAGTTGTCGGTCATTTACTTTCCTTCACCCTTTCGAAATCGTCCATAATCGCTTGAGGCACCGTTCGCCCCAATCGTTTACACCAGTAGTCAAACAGCTCGAAACACGTTGTAGTTGCTTCAAGTCGTGTCATACCGCCGTCGTATTCCATGATGCCTGCACGTTCGATAAACCGCTCTGTTATGTCCTCGTCACTCATTCGCTACATCTCGCACGTTGCTTTCCCTGCTCCCGCCGATTCTCAGCAATGATCTCTAAGCAATGCTCGTATGCGCTGATGCGACCATCGTTGAAATTCCTAACACTTTGGTGCGTCCTATCGCCTGCGTTGTCGCGTTGCCGTCGTGCTACAAGCAAAATGGCTTCAATGGTTTCCTCTACTGTTTTCATGGTTCGTCACCATCGCTGCCCATCTCAGCACTGCCGCCAACTGAGTTACCGTAGCGCTGGCTTCGTGCTCGCTGCTCAGATGGTCGCCTAATTGCGTTGGCATCGGTCAAGTAGCCGCTAGTTGCCATTTCCTTTTGCACGATCTCGCGACAACGAGGGCAAAACCTTTCGTCTAGTTTAGCGCGGCCGATGTTGCACCTGTTGCATGGTTTAGTTTTCATGTAGGCGTGTCCCTTGTTTTTGAATCTTAAATGGTCCGTACTCAACGCCTTTCCATTCCTGATATACGTGCCACCATCCAGCGATTAAAGCCCACCTCATCGCATCCTCTTTTCCAGTGAGTGCAACATCACTAACGCTTCCCAAATTGCAAAATCGGCATCGTTACGCAAACCGGCTTCTAACGCTGCAAGGCACGTAACAAGATGGGCGTGCTTGCTTGCCTCGCTTGGCAGCTTGTTCTTAAACTTCGCGTCTAACTTGTCCATCTCATTGACTCTCAGCACCGCCCGCTTGTATCGATCGTCTTTTTGTATTTCGTTCATTTCGCCGCGTCCTTTGTTGCTTGGTTGACCGGTTCAATTCGCTTGCCGAGTTGCTTTGCTAATCCTGATCGCATCTTTGGTCCGTTGGGAGGCATGATCCGTATAGCTGGTTCTGTGCCACCCGCTACGCTGTTGACTTCCCTAACCTCAAGTGTAATCGTTGCGCCAATCCACTTGGACGATTGGCTATCACCAGTGCTAACAGCCATCATGCTTTCGTTCGTGGCGTTAAGGCCCAGCACCTTTTCTTGACCTTCAAAAACGATAGCCAATCCAGCATAAGGTTTTCCTTTTCGCATCAACGGAACGCCCGTTAAAACGTTCTTCACAATCAGCTTTGGGGCAACATAATTGCCGTCTCGTTTTAAGTGTTCCGACTTTAAAAACGGCTCGTTGGTGTAAGCTTTTGATTTTGGTTCTTCGCTCATTGCTTGGCCTCCGCGAATTCAACAGCGTCGTTAATAGATTCTGCGAGCGATGTTGCGCTTGTCAGAAACTCGCACTCTTCGCCGTCACTGTCGTAAAGAACAACGTCGGCACTTCCGGCTTCGATGCAAATGTTTATCGTGTACTCTTCCGGTAGTTTCTTGCAAGCGTTGTCGATAGCCGCTCCTAGTTTTGCGTCTCTCATTCGCGTTTCTATCTTGTTCATTGCTTGGCCTCTTTGCGTGCTTCCATCATTGCGTCTGCCATTCGGTAACAAACGCTAGCCACTAGCGCAAGCCAAGTTGGATTGCCGTGCAAATATTGAACGTCATACGGTTTAACAAGACTTGCCAACGCTTGCCCCGCGAACCAATCGCGCAAACTCATCCCGCACAGATCCTCACCCGTTTGGCCGATTGGCACCGGAAACGCCGTCTCATCGTTTTTGTCTAAAATTTTGGCACCTTGTTATCTGTTGCTTCCACCGCTTTCGTACCCCACATCGCCTTGTCCAGCGTTGCCACCGCTTCGCTACCCCAATCAAATTCCTCGTCACCGTCCATAGCCCAATTCGGAACTTCCAGCTCGTAGTAGTCCTCACCCTTATCAACACCGGGCCACCGATCTGTTTCTTGGCATCGCTTGTATGCTTGCATGACCTCGACCACTTTATCCCATGCGTTGTCCAATACGATCGACGGCACCGGCACGAGGGCGTTATCGAAGTCTCCGTTAAGCTCTTGTGTGATTAACTCCACTTCAAGGTTTCGTGTTTCTTGCACGTTTTGGCGCACTAGCTCGCGATAGAACGCAAGCTTAAAATCGTATCGCAAATCCGCGAACCTTCGCCCGAAAGCCTTTTTGTGAACGTTCGGTGTCGTCTTCAAATCGGCTATCGTTGTCTTGTTGAGCAGGTCCAATCGCCCCTTGCATTCGACACCAAGTATCTCCCCGTATACCGTGACCTCCTTTGCGCTCGACTCGACTAGCTCCCGCATCATTGGCCTAGCCCAAATCGATTCAATAGCACGAAGGCACTGATCGTACTGAGTTTGCCCGATGATTGTTTTGTCTGGATACTCGGCCACGAAAGCCGCTACTTCTCGCTTGTAAAACTTAGTCGCTTTGGAATCGGTTCGCCTGTCCTCGTCGGATTCGCTTTTGTTCTTTGGCTCTCGAAGGTTTTGCTCACTCAAATGAAAGTCAGGCATCACGCAAAACCTATTGCAAAACTCTTGCGGCTCCAGCAGCAAGGCGTGCGCACCGCTGCCCATTCTCATTGCGTCCGTTTCCTCACGAAAGCCGTCGCGAATGAGGTTACGTAGGCTTAGCATCGACTTGCAACCAGCAACCAATGTACTCGGGTTCATGCGTTTGACTTTGCAGTATTCATCCCAGGGGATTTGATCGGTTATCATCAGTTAAACCTTTCGCAAGCCATCGCCAATGCTGCAATGTCGTTCCTGACTCTTTCGCAAAATGCGATGCCCATTTCAGTTGAGCAAACTGGCACTTCAAGCAACCTCAACACGTCACCGAACGCGCGCACCTTTTCAATGTCCGGCCTCAATGCTTCAAGCCGTTTAGCGTTCTCGGCTTCGATCTTCAATCGATTGGCTTCCGCTTTCGCCTCGTCCGCAATGCGTTGCTTTGCGTCGGCCTCTGCTTGCAACTTTGCTTGACGTTCGAAGTCAGCTTTCGCAATGGCTTCGCGTTCTGCCTTAAGTGCTTCAC